TTTTTCTGTATTTATTGTGGGGAGCAATTAGATGAGTGCAATTAGTGCGTGGCCTCCTGCTTGGTTGACTGAGGATTGGGAGGGGGCGACTGAGGGTCAACTGTTTGGTGATTTTGTTGATGCGTTCGGCATGATTACTAAGGACTCGGTTGCTGGTAAGTCTGGTCAACCGTTGGTGTTGCGTGACTGGCAGCGCAAGTTGATGGATAATGTTTTGGCTATTGAGGGTAATGGTTATAAGCACCGCCTTAGTCTGATAGGCCAGCCTCGTAAAAATGGTAAGTCGGCCCTTGGTTCGACGATTGCTTTGTACTCTTTGATTCTTGGCCCTAAAGGTGGCGAAGTTTATTCCTGTGCCGCTGACCGCGACCAAGCGCGTATTGTTTTTGCCGACGCTAAAAGAATGATTGAAGCCAACCCGGAGTTGATGCAGGTTGCGAAACTTTATCGCGACGCTATTGAGATTCCAACAACGGGTTCTATCTACCGTGTGCTATCTGCCGAAGCTTTCAGTAAAGAGGGGCTATCCCCTACGATGACCCTTTTTGATGAGCTGCACGCTCAGCCTAATCGCGAACTCTTCGATGTTATGAGCCTTGGTATGGGTGCGCGTGGTCGCATGGCGATGATGGTTGCTATTACTACTGCCGGTGTAAAAACCGACAACACAGGAAAAGACTCCATCGCTTACAGCCTGTACCAATACGGTCAAAAGGTGGCACGCGGCGAAGTTGTTGACCCAACATTTTTCATGGCTTGGTGGGAGGCCAATCAGGATGCCGACTACCGCGCTGAAGAAACATGGATTGCGGCTAACCCCGGCTACGGCGATTTGAATGACGCGGAAGACTTTGCGTCGATGGTGCTTCGTACACCAGAGGCCGAGTTCCGCACTAAGCGTTGCAACCAGTGGGTTAGCTCCCAGTCAACTTGGCTACCAGCCGGGGCATGGGATGAACTCGCTGACGAGACTGTGGACATTGACCCGGATGAGGAATACATTCTGGGCTTTGACGGTTCGTTCGCAAACGACTCAACCGCCATTGTTGCGGTATCGATTCCGACAACAGAAGAAGACATTCCAAAGGTCAAACTGATTAAGACTTGGGAGAAGCGATTTGGTGTTGATGATGACTCTTGGCGTGTAGACATTGACGATGTGTTTGAGACTATTGTTCAGTACACCCAGTCGCATCCTAAGGTGCGTGAGATTGCTTGTGACCCTTACCGTTGGCAAATGGTCATGCAACGCCTGCAAGACATTGGCTTGCCAGTTGTTGAATACTACACAACTAACCTGCGTTTGATGATTCCAGCCACAGCTAAAGTGTTTGATGCTGTAACTGAGAAGAAGCTACGCCATGACGGTAACGCTGCCCTGTCTCGCCACCTTGACAACTGTGTCCTAAAGGTAGATGCTAAAGGTCCTCGTGTAACAAAAGAATCTAGCCACTCAAAACGCAAGATTGACAATGCTATTGCTTTTATTGTCGCTTATGACCGCGCTACTGCTAGGCTAGAAGAGGAAGAAGTGCTTGTTCCCGGATTTTACTATTAGGCGGTTTGCGTGATTGCAACTATTCTTCAGGGCCTTGGGGCTGCTGTTGTTTCTGTAGGTTTAGGCTTGTGGCTTCCACCAGTAGGTATCGTTACCGCTGGTGTTTTCCTAGTTTTGTTTGGTGTGGCATTGGAGCGTAAGTAATGCTTGGTGGATTTTTTGAACAGCGAGCTGTTTCGCCGCTAACTCAGTGGGCGATGGGTGACGACTCTTTTGCAACAACCCAATCCGGAACCATTGTTACCCAAGACAATGTTTTTAAAGTCAACGCTATCTTCTCAGCTGTCAGCCTTATCAGCGACACTGTTGCAACACTTCCAGTTGACTGCTTCATCCGCCGTGACGGTGCGCGTTTTCCTTTCCGCCCAAAACCAACATGGGTGACAAAGCCAGATGTTGACACAACCACTATCGCGTTCTGGTCAGCGAACATTGTTTCGCTGCTACTAGACGGAAACATTTTCACTCGCGTCTTCCGCGACGCAGACGGCAACATTGTCAACCTTGTAGTACTAAACCCACTAAAGGTTGAAATCAAGCGCAACGGTTTGGGCCGTGTCATGTACCAGTACGACGGCTCACCAAAGATGCTGTCATCTGACGAAATCATTCACATCCCAGATGTTGTCAAGCCGGGCGAACTTCGAGGCGTATCGCGTGTAGAAGCACTCAAAGACAACTTCGGTCTAGCAATCGCACTAGAGTCTTACGCTGCCCGCTTCTTCGGACAAGGTGCAACCTCAAACGGTGTAATCGAGTTCCCGGGCAACCTAACCCCAGACCAAGCAAAGAACTTGGTTGACGGTTTCGATTCACGCCACAAAGGGTTCCGCAAAGCACACAAAACAGGTGTTCTATTCGGTGGAGCAAAGTATGTCAAAACAACTGTCGACAACGACGCTGCACAGTTCATTGATTCACGCCGCCTAGCAGTAGAAGATGTTGCCCGCGCGTTCAACATCCCAACACACCTGCTTGGACTTCCGGGAACCAACACCTACTCATCAGTGGAACAAAACAACATCGCTTTCGTTGTCCACACACTCCGCCCAATCGTACAGAAACTAGAATCCGGCTACAGCGTTCTTCTAAACACTGTTCCGGGTGGCGAACAAGCTTTCCTAAAGTTCAACATGGATGGCCTACTACGCGCAGATGTCCAATCACGCATGGCAGCCTACTCAGTTGGTCTACAGTCCGGTTTCCTAACCATCAACGATGTACGCCGCCTAGAAGACCTAACACCACAAAACGATGTATCAGCCGAACAAGTTCGCGTACCACTAGCCAATGTCAACATTTCAGCCGCTGGCCTAACCGAACAAGAAGGCAAAGTGGCCATGGCTCAGAAACTCATCACAGTCGGTTTCGACCCTGCCGCAACCCTCGTCGCCCTTGGACTTCCAGCCATCGACCACACAGGTGTTCCATCACAACAGCTACAGTCTGTTGCACAGATTGACCCTGAGAACCCTGAGACTGTTTACGGGGTCTGATGTCCAGAATCACTTCAGGCACAATAACCGTAGGTACAACAGCAGTACAAATCGACGGCAACTCGGTACAACCATGCGTTCTCAAAATACGCAACAACGACTCAACCAAAACTTTGTATGTTGGTAATAGTGATGTCACAATAGCCAACGGCCTACCAATGGACAAACTAACAACACTAGAGTTCAAAATTCCACCGGGCGAAGCAATCCACATGGTAACTGAATCCGGCAGTCACAGCGTCTCATGGTTAAGGATTACAGAATAATGCCATACTTCATCACAGAAAAAGCAGCAGACTGCTCCGGTTGGGCCGTAATAGACAACGGCGGAGAAGTTTTCGGCTGCCACAACACCAAAGCCTCAGCCATCAAACAAGCAGTAGCCATCTCCATCAATGATGACGAACCATTCGAAGGTGAACGCGCCGCCATAGGCGAACTTAACATCGGCGACTATGTTACTTGGAACGAAGAAGACCCAGCCGCTATCGGTGAAATAGAAATTGTTGTCAACACCCTAGCCGCCATGCGTGTTTACGAAGAAGAAGACGGCATCTACAAACCAACCGAAAACTTGGTCATGGTAAACATTCTCAAACTGAAACGCATCCCACGCCCAGAGATGGTTGCTGAAAAAATTTCCGACGAGGTTGCTGAACCAGAAGCGGATATGGCAGACGAACTAGTTATGGATGACCGCGCAGTTGATTTGACACCACCAGCATTTATGCGTGCAGCAGCCCGCCGCGGACTGGCCCTTTACGAAGAAGGTAAGGGCGGCGACGGACTTGTTGACGCAACTATCCGTGAAGCACGCGCAATGGTTGCCGGTAATGTCACCGCTGACAAGTGGGTGCGTATTGCGGCTTGGATTGCCCGTCACATGCCAGACTTGGATGCACCAAAAAACAGCAACTCTTCAGACCCTGACTATCCGGGTCCCGGACTTGTCGCACACCTGTTGTGGGGTTCCGGTCCTAGTAAGCGTCGCGCACAACGCGCAATGGCTTACGCGGAAAGAATTGTTG